ACAAGACCCTGATGACCCATGACACGCTGTTCAAGATCACGGTGCAGGTGGCCGACAACATCGCCTTCGGCCCCGAGCTCCAGATCGCCAAGGGGCTGATCGACGAATGCCTCAACGAATGGGCGGCCGGCGCGCGCGACGAAATCCGCACGATCGTCACCCGCGCCTTCAACACCGACAAGGAAGGCCAGATCAACCGGGCCGAGGTGTTCATGCTGCTGCGACTGGAAATCAGCGATGACCGCTGGCGCCGCGCGATGGAGGCGATCCGCGATGCCATGCGGGTTGTCGGGTCCAAAACCTACATCCGCTGCTACCGCCGCCCCTCGATCGAGGCGCAGTGGGAGCCGGTCACCATCGATCTGGCAAAGGCGTAACCATGTTCATCCTCGGCGGCGCCAGTGAAGAACTGCGGCTGAAATCCTATTCGGCTAGCACCAAAGGCACCCGGTCCACCATCACCATCGTGGTGGAAACCGATGATCACTGGCAGCTCACCCATACGCTGCGCGGCTTGGCCGAGGTCGAGGCCGAACAGAAAGCACAGGCTGCGGTCGCCAAGCGCGCCGCCGCGGCCGAAAAGACCAAATCCAAACCGCAGGCCCAGACCCGGCTGGCATTGCCGGCGCCGGCCCGTGCCCTGCCCAAGCCTGGCTCGGTGTAGCATGTCCGGGAAATGGCGATGCCGTCTGTTTTGGGGGAACCCCTATACGTCTCCTCCACAGGGGATGCCACGCATTGCCATCGCTGTCCTCTGCGACAGTCCGCACCCGATCCCGGTGGAAATCCAGCAGGCCAGCGCCCCCGGCACTGAGTTCGCCCCCGGCAGCGGTTGGACCATCGGCTGGGAGTGTATTGAGCAACGCCCGCTCCGGCGATGGAGCAAGGAGGCCCGCGCCCGGGCGCGTCAACGCAACCTGAGGCGCCGGATCGAGAAGAAGTTTCCGCTGTTCGCAGAGGATTTCATCGCGGCCGAGATAGCGCGCCGCCCCGAGTATTTCAGAGGGGAATACAACACATGAGTTCGGTCAAAATCATCTACGCAGGCATCCGCGCACTCGGCATTGCCGAAGAGGATGATCGCCGCGACCTGTATGAACGGGTCACCGGCAAGCGGCGGCTGCGCGAAATGACCCCGGCCCAGAAAGATCAGGTGGTCGAAGAACTGCGCCGCCTGGGCCTGAAGGATAAGGCCCCCCGCCGTCATCTGGATGGCCCCTATGCCAAAAAGCTTCAGGCGCTTTGGATCGCAGGCTGGAACCTTGGCCTTGTGCGCGACCGGCAGGATGCGGCGCTGATCGCCTTCGTCAAGCGTCAGACCAAGATCGACCACCCGAACTGGCTGCGCGATCCCGCCTCGGCCGACAAGGCGGTTGAGGCCCTGAAGGATTGGCTGCGGCGCGAACGCGGGGTGATGTGGGGCAATACCAATGGTTACGACTGGCTGCGCGACCATGGCGCCAAAATCGCCTGGGCACAGTGGCGGCACCTCTATCCGGCCGCTAACTTCACTGACCTGACGGCGTTTCAGGCCAAGGTGTTTGCCGTGGTCGGCCCGAAGCCATCACTGGAAGCGCTGAACAGCGCCGACTGGCGCAAGGTCTGCAATGTGCTGGGCACCGTGATCCGGGGGGGCGCATGACCCCTTGGCCCTTCGAAACCCTGACCCCCATGCGCTATGGCGCAATCCTTGCGGATCCGCCCTGGGCCTATGCGATGCGCAGCGCCAAGGGTCATGCCAAAAGCCCGGAGGCGCATTACAGCACGATGCCGCTGGAAAACATCAAGGCGCTGCCGGTGCGCGATCTGGCCGGGCCGGACTGTTACCTCTTCCTCTGGTCCACCTGGCCACATCTGCCGCAGGCGCTGCAAGTGATGCAGGCATGGGGTTTCAGCTATGTCACCGGCGGCGCCTGGACGAAGCGCGCCGGGGGTGGCGGGCTGGCCTTCGGCACCGGCTATGTGCTGCGCTCGGCCAGCGAGCCGTTCCTGGTCGGCAAGATCGGGCGGCCCGAGCCGCTTTCCCGTTCGGAGCGCAATGTGATCCTCGCCCCGGAAGATGTGCCTGACAGCATCGACGCGATCCGGCGCGAACATTCCCGCAAGCCGCCCCAGATGCGCGAGATGATCGAACGCATCCTGCCGCGCGCCTACTGCTGCGAGCTGTTCGGCCGAGAGGCATGGCCGGGGCATGACGTCTGGGGCAACGAGGTTGAAAAGTTCGAGGCTTCTCAATGACCCGCCCTGATTTCGAAGGTGACGAAGCGTGGCGCTGTGGCGGGTGCGGTTCGCGCAACATGATGCAGTCCAGCGATGGCCTGCATGCCTTTTGCATGGACTGCCAGCGCCTGCAGGAGCCCGAAACCCGCAACTGGCCCGAGGTCGAGATGTGTGACAATTGCGCTTTTCGGAAAGGGTCTCCCGAACGCGCGGATTCCTATCGCTGGGCCGAACTGGTAGCCATCGTGGCCAGTGGGCATGTTTTCCATTGCCACAAGGGTCTTGAAGCCACCCTCGATCACGCGGGGTGCCGCGTGACCTTTGCCGCGCCCGACCCGGAAAAAGGGCGGGTCTCGGTCTGTGCCGGGTGGCTGGCAGCCCGGATCGCCTTTTGTCGCAAAAGGGAGAGAGCCGCATGACCGCGCCGCGCGAATTGCCGAAAGCCCCTGCCCATGTCGATCCCTATGTTACGGTGCTGGGGGCGGAAGGTGCGATGACATTCCTGCTGACATTTGGCGGCGCGGAAATCTATCTGACCACCAACCCGAAGAACCGCTCAATGCTGGTGCAAGAAATTGGTCACCACAAGGCCATCGAACTGGCGGATATGATCGGTAGCGGAACGAAGGTGCGTGTCCCCACTGCCAAGCGATGGCTTGCCTGCTGCATGCACGCTCAGGGCTTGAAAACGGCCGAGATTGCCCGCAGGCTCCATATGTCGGATACAGTGGTGCGGGCCTGGATCAAGAGTCAGCTGCCCGGGGGCCTCGACTTCGATCCTCGGCAGATGAGCCTCTTCTGATCCGCAGGCCGTTGCGGATGTAATTCCCACCTGTTCCTGACGCATTCTGGCCCCGACACACCGGGGCGCCGTTGCCCCATTTCCCGGAGGCATCGGTGAAGCTGAAAAACCATCGGATCGAGGGTATCCCCTACCTTGCCGCGCGCCAGATCGGCGGCACGATCACCCCTGAAATCGTCGTGCTGCATGACACAGCCGGGTCGCTGAACCCCGGCAGCTCGCGCGACTATCTGGCCAGCAGCAGCGCCGTCAGCGTGCATTTCGTGATCGAGCGGGATGGCACTATCACCCAGCTGGTGCCCACCAACCGCCGTGCGGCGCACGCCGGGCAATCCAGCTTCCACGGGCGGGCCGATTGCAATGGTTTTTCCATCGGCATCGAAATCGTCAATCCCGGCCGCCTGACCCGCGTTGCGGGCGGTGGTGCGGTCAGCTGGTTCGGTCAGGATTACGGCTATGGCGCATTCAAGCTGGCCGATCTGACCACGCCCCAGCATGGCGCGGGCACCTGGATGGCCTATACGCCCGAGCAGATCGAGGCGGTGATCGCGCTGCTGGAGGCGCTGTTTGCGGGCATCAAGACCCTCAAGGACATCACCACCCACTGGTACATCTCGCCGGGTCGCAAGGTCGATACCAATCCGCTGTTCCCGCTGGACAGCGTCCGCGCCCGGATCCTCGGCCGCGACGATCCGGCGCTGGAGGAGGCCGAGGCGGCCAGCACGGCGCCCGAGGCTGCCGAACATGTGCAGGTCGATACCGCAGGCGATACGCTGAACCTGCGGCGCTGGCCGTCGTTCAACCCGAATGTGATCGCGGCGATCCCCGATGGGGCCATCGTGCCGGTGATCCGCCAGGGCAGCTTTGGCGGCCGCGCGTGGCTCAAGGTGATCTATGCCGGGCTCGAAGGCTGGATCGTCGAAAGCCATGCCGATCCGATCCGCCATTCCGCCCCTGACACCATCGGCTTCTGAGGGATTTTCATGCTTCGCCTGTCCAACAATACCAAACTGCCGGAAATCCCGGCCTACCGGGTCAAATCCTTCTGGCTGCTGCTGATCACCGTGCTGGTGACGGCCTGCAATGCGGCCGGGTTCCAGCTGCTGCCCAGCCTCTGCGAAGTCGACCTGGGCTGCACCGCCGAAGAGGTCATCGCACGCGGCGAAACCGCGGTGGGGCTGATCCAGCAGCTGCTGCCGATCCTGTCGGCAATCTGGCTGTGGATCGAACGCCGGGCGCCGAACTATCGGCTGACCTTCTGGCGCCGGGGGGCGTGATGGAGGCCGAAGTGCTGAACATCAGCCCGGCCGTGGTCTGGGTCATCGCCCTGTCGCAACTGCTGACCTTTGGCCTGACGGTCTGGAACCTGGTCTCCAGCGGCAGCCGCGCCAATGCGAAGCGGCTGGATGAACATGCGGCCATGCTCGGCCGCCACAGCGAACGCATTCAGGGCGTCGAACAGGCGATGCGCGACATGCCGTCGCGCGAGGATTTCCACCAGTTGGACAAGCAGATGACCGAACTGCGCGGGGCGATGGCTGTGCTGACCGAACGGCTGAAACCCATGGCGGCGATCACCGACCGGATGCAGGAACTGCTGCTGGAGCGTGGCAAATGAAGGATATGGCGCAACTGATGCGGGAACAGGCGCGGCTGATCGTGCTGAAGGCGCTGGCGCAGCAGGTAGACGAGACGCTGAACAGCGACCTGATCCTGCCCGAACTGACGCTGTTCGGCATCCGCAAGGATCGTGTCTGGTTGCATCAGGAAATGCGGTGGCTGGCCGATATGGGGACAATCACCCTGATCGAGGCAGGCACCATCCTTGTGGCGACCCTGACCGAACGCGGTGGCCGCCACCTGCGGCGCGAAATCGCCATCGAGGGCATCCAGCGCCCGTCACGGCCCGGAGACTGACATGGCCGAATCCCCCAAGGGCCGCGGCCGTCTGTCCTCGATCGAACTGATGCCGTCCGAATGCGACGGCATCATTGCAAAGGCGGCACAGGGGCTGTCTGACCGGGATCGCACGCAAGTCGAAATCTATGCCGAGTTTGTCGCGGAATGCGAGGCCCTGATGGCCGCGCATCGGGGCGAGCTTGATTTCAAGATCCCGGCCTTCAGCAGTTTCAACCGCTATGCGTTCAAGATGGCCCGCCTGACCCGGCGTCTGGATCAGACCCGCGCCATCGTCTCGACGTTGTCCGAAAAGTTTGACCCGGCCGATGCCGACAACCTGACGATCATGGCCGCCGAAACCATCAAGGCGCTGGTGCTGAACATGCTAGCCGAAGCCGATGAAGACACCGCCAACCCGCTGGGCGTGATGCAACTGGCCGCCGCGTTCCGGCAGGCGGTGCAGGCACAGGCGGTCAGTTCCGACCGGCGCCGCAAGGTCGAGGCCGATTATGCAGCCAAGGTCGCAAAGGCAGTCGAATCCGTTCGCAAGGCCAAGGGCCTGACCACTGAAACCGCCGAAGCCATCAAGGCACAGATCCTCGGAGTTGCGACATGACCGAACCGGCAGATGCCTACACCGTCACCGCCGACGAACTGCGCCAGTTCATCGAGCGGTATGAACAGCTCGAGGCCGAGAAGAAGGACGTCACCGAACAGCAGAAAGAGCTGATGGCCGAGGCCAAGGGCCGTGGCTATGACACCAAGGTGATGAAAATTGTCATCGCCCTGCGCAAGCGCAAGGCCGATGACCTCGCCGAGGAAGAGGCGATCCTCGACATGTACAAGCAGGCAATGGGGATGGCGTGATGGCAACCGATCCCCATCAAGGCCTGCCTGTTCCCGGCTATCGCCCCCAATCCGGTGATGCGGTGCAGCAAGTCACCGCCAGCAAGTACCTCGAAGAGCGGGTACTGCGGCTGTTGGACGATCTGGCGGCCGCCCCCGGGATCGACAAGCGATGGCTGGCCATCGGTCGGACCCAGATCGAGCAGGGCTTCATGGCCGTCAATCGCTCAGTGTTCAAACCGACGCGCGTTGATCTGCCCGGCGAGGACGCGAATGCTGGACCCTGACGCCCGCCGCGCGATCATCACCTCGGTTGCCCTGACCTATGCCTGCCCCGCCTGCGAGGTTCAGGTCGATTCCTTCATCGAAGCCGAAGAGGGCGATAACGGCTTTGAAATCGCGCTTCACGACCGTTTCGACCTTTGTTCGCATTGCGGTCAGTTGCTGGATTTCGGCGCGGTGCTGACGCAGGTGGCGGCATGACCGATGATGCCCTGAGACTAACTGGTGCCCTGAGCGTCATCGCAATCTTTGTGGGTCTCATGGCATTTGCCATAACCGTCGACCGCGAAGAACGCGCCCTGATCAAGGGCGGGCATTGCACCAAGGTGATGGAAGCCCTCTATACGCCGCCGCCCAGCGCGCATACTTCTTGCCGCGGCGATGGGGCATCCCGGTATTGTTCGACCCGGTATAGCCAGCGCGACCCCTATCTGCGCAGCCTCTGGCGCTGCATCGATCCCGAGGATACCCGGGTGCACGAATTCTGGCGGCGCACGTCCGAGGAAATCCAGAAATGACCGCGCCAATTTCCAAAGAGGAATGGGAACGCCAGCGTCGCGAGGCGACAGCGGCCATGCCCGAGGTTCTGGCCGCAGTCGGCCTGCCCAAAGTGCTGTTGCCCTATCAGGCGCGCGCAGTGGCTTTGCTGGATTCTGTGCGCGACTGTTCGGCGCTGTTCATCGAGAAGTCCCGCCGGATCGGCCTCACCTGGGGGCTGGCCGCCTATGCCGTGCTGCGCGCCGGGCGCCAGCGGCAGGCGGGCGGCATGGATGTGATGTACATCTCCTATTCGCGCGAGATGACCCGCGAATTCATCGACGCCTGCGCCATGTGGGCGCGGGCCTTCAATATGGCGGCCGATGCGGCCGAGGAATTCCTGTTCGACCAGGGCGATGAAGACGGCGACAAGTCTATTCAGGCATTCCGCATCCGCTTTGCCTCGGGCTTCGAAGTTCTGGCGCTGTCATCGGCCCCGCGCGGGCTGCGCGGTAAGCAGGGCGTGGTGATCATCGACGAGGCTGCCTTCGTCGATAATCTGGCCCAGCTGCTGAAGGCCGCGATGGCGTTCCTGATGTGGGGCGGCCAGGTGGTGGTCTGTTCCACCCATGACGGGGTGGACAACGCGTTCAACCAGACGATTCAGGATATTCTGGCCGGTCGCAAGCCCTACAAGCATCTGCGGATCGACATTGATGAGGCCCTGCGCGATGGCCTGTATCAGCGTATCTGTCTGGTCAAGGGCGAAGACTGGACCGCCGAAGCCGAGGCCGAATGGCGGCAGAAGACAATCGCGTTCTACGGCGACGATGCAGACGAGGAGCTGTTCTGCGTCCCCTCGGCCAGTTCTGGGAGCTGGTTGCCATCGCCGCTGATCGAGGCGCGCATGACGGTGGATGCCCCTGTGCTGCGGCTGGAATTGCCCGCCGACTATCTGCACAAGCCCAAGCATGAACAAGACGCCATCATGGCGCCGTTTCTGGCCGACCTGCAGGACGCCCTGGCGGCCATCGACCTTGGCCCGCACTATGCCTTTGGCTTTGACTTCGGCCGCGTTTCCGACCTTTCGACCGTCTCGGTATTGGCCATTGAACAGCGGTTGAAGCGCCGCGAAGCGTTGTCGATCGAGATGCGCAATGTGCCGGGAAACGAACAGAAGCTGATTGTCGGCATGGTGTTGGAAACGCTGAGGCCGCGGCTTGTGGGGGCGGCCTTCGACGCCACGGGCATGGGCTGGACCGTGGCCGAGGATATGGGCCGCAGGTTCGGGCTGCGTGAAGATCCCGATGGTCCGGGCCTGATCTGGGCCATCAAGTTCTCCGAAGAATGGTATCGCCTGCAGATGCCGCCGCTGAAGAATGCGTTCGAAGGCGACATGCTGGCGCTGATCCGCGATGACGATCACCTGTCCGACCTGCGGTTGGTCAAGCTGATGCGCGGCATCCCCCGGGTGCCCGATGTCCGTGAAGGGGAAAAGGGCAAGAAGCGCCATGGTGACTATGCCATTGCCCTGGCGCTGGCCCATTTCGCCAGCCGGATGCGCTGGGTGGAATATGGCTATGTGCCCGTGCCCGCCCGCGCCGATGGCCTGGGGCACAATGGCGGCCCCGCGATGTTTGAAAGCTCTGGCAACGATCCATGGCGCGGCCCCCTCGGGGCGCGCATCCGGGGTGGGGTGATCTGATGCCACGCAAGCACCCGCGCCCCGCTGCGCGAAAGCTCGCACTGAAAAGGGCACGCGCCACCGCGGCCCACGCGGAGTTCGCCAAGCGAGCCCGGCCCTATATCCAAAATCCGCGGCACGGCGACGGGCGGAAGCTGGCGTTGATCGCTGCCGCGCTCTGCCTGCCCGGCCCCATAAGGAGCATCTGATGGCCCGCAACCTGATCCTGACCGACCGCTGGGGCATTGAGGTGGATCGGCACGATCTGACCCGCGAGGTCGGCGCCCCCAGCCTGACTGGCGCGCGATCGCCGCTGACCACCTATCCGGGTGACGGGCTGAACCCGCTGCGGCTGGCACAGATCCTGCGGGCCGCCGACATGGGTGACCCGGTGCGCTATATGGAACTGGCCGAGACGATCGAGGAACGTGACCCCCATTTTCTGGGGGTGATCGGCACGCGCAAAAGGTCGGTGGCGCAGCTCGACATCACGGTCGAGGCGGCCTCAGATGACGCCCATGATGTGCTCCTAGCGGATATGGTGCGCGACTGGGTCAAGCGCGACGAGTTGCAGCAGGAACTGTTCCACATCCTCGACTGCATCTCGAAGGGCTACAGCGGCACCTCAATCAACTGGGATCATTCGGAAGGGCAGTATCAGCCTGGCGAACTGGTCTGGCGCGATCCGCGCATCTTCCGCTTTGAACGGCACAACCTGGCGCGGCCGCTGATCATCGACGACAACGGCCGCGAAGTCCCGCTGCCAGCCTTCCGGTTCATCTTTGCCGATATTCCCGCGAAATCCGGGTTGCTGCTGCGCGCCGGGCTGGCCCGGGTGGCGATGTGGGGCTGGATGTTCAAGGCGTTCACCGCGCGCGACTGGGCGATCTTTACCCAGACCTATGGCCAGCCGCTACGGGTGGGCAAATGGCAGCCCGGCGCCTCTGACCAGGACAAGAACACGCTGTTCAGCGCGGTGGCCAATATCGCGGGCGATTGCGCGGCAATCATCCCCGAAACGATGACCATCGACTTCATCGAATCGAAAAGCATCGGCGCGTCGGGTGATCTTTACGAAAAGCGCATTGATCATCTTGACCGGCAGATTTCCAAGGCGGTGCTGGGCCAGACAGCCACCACCGACGCCATTGCCGGTGGCCATGCAGTCGGGCGCGAACATCGTCTTGTCCAGGAAGATATCGAGGCCGCGGATGCAAGCGCATTGGCCGCCATCCTGAATCGCGATCTGATCCGGCCATGGATCCAGCTCGAATTCGGGCCGCAGAAACGGTATCCCCGGCTGAAGATCGGCCGTCCGAAGACCGAGGATCTGACTGCGCTGGCCACATCGGTCGAAAAGATGGTCGGGCTGGGCATGGAAATCGAAGAGGCCGAGGTGCGGGCGCGGTTCGGTTTCGCGCAGCCCAAACCCGGCGCACGGTTGCTGCGACCGGCCGGAACCGGCCCGAATCTGCCGCCGGGCGCAGGCACGCCGCCCGCCCCGGCGCCCGATAGGCCCATTGAACGCGATAGCTCGAAAATTAAAGGGGGTGCGGCCTCGCTGCGGGGCAACACCGCCCTGCAGGCAGAAGGGGCCTCAGCGGCGATTTTTTCGGGGGCTTCTGAAACTGACCTTCTGGCCTCGCGGATGGCCGTCGAAGCCGCCCCGCAGATGGCGGGCATGATCGACCGGATCGAGGCGATGCTGGGCGCCGCCGGGTCGCTGGACGAATTCCAGGCGATGCTGCTGGCGGGGTTCCCGGCGCTGGACGCCACCGGGCTGGCACGGGTCATGGCGGCCGGTTTCCTGGCCGCCGACCTGGCCGGGCGGGCGGCGGTGGCAGATGAGGCGGGCGATGCCTGACATCGGCATTACCTTTGGCCGCCCTTTTGCCGAACAGCAGGCTGCGTTCCGGCTTCGGTTGGCGAACATGCTGCCAACCGCGACCTGGACGGACCTGCAGTACAACGAGCATGACCGGGCATTCGTGGTGGCGGGTGCCATGAAAGCCGACCTGCTGGCCGATCTGGCGGCGGCGGTGGAAAAGGCGATTTCGCAGGGCACCACGCTGGACCAGTTCCGCAAGGACTTTCGCGAAATCGTCCAGCGCCGGGGCTGGCATGGCTGGACCGGCGAAGGTTCGGAAAAGGGCGAGGCCTGGCGCACCCGCGTCATCTATCAGACCAACCTGGCCACCAGCTATGCCGCCGGGCGGCGGGCGCAGTTGGTCGATGGCAAGTACAAGTTCTGGGTCTACCGCCATTCCGGTGCCGAACATCCGCGGCTGCACCATCTGGCCTGGGATGGCGTGGCGCTGCCCCCTGATCATCCCTTCTGGGCCACGCATAGCCCGCCCAACGGCTGGGGCTGCGGCTGCCGCATGTTCGGTGCACGTTCGGCCGCAGGTATCCGCCGAATGGGCGGTGACCCTGACAAGCAGTTGCCCGATGGCTGGCAGGTGCCCGATGCCAAGACCGGCGCGCCACCCGGAATCGACAAGGGTTGGTCCTATGCCCCGGGCGCCACCGTGTCAGAAGCCATCCTGACCCTGAAGGACAAGCTGCCGCGCCTGCCTGCCCAGGTGGGCGCACGGATGTATGAGAGCTGGCCGGGGCGGAAGGGTGCGGACCTTGAGCGCGAGTTTGGGATCTTTGTCGATCGTGCCCTCAGCGAATTTGTTCAGGGGCGCCATATCGTGGTCGGCGCGCTCAAGCCCGAATGGGTGGATGCGGCAATTGCGCGGGGTGTCAGGCCGGAAACGGCAGAAATCATTGTGACCGATCATGACGTCCAGCACGCCTTCCGACACACGCCTGCTGTGACGGCCGACTTGACACGACGGCGCTACGGCGCTTCTGCCACCCCTCAGGCCAAGGTCGGGCCGGTTCCGCTGGATTGGTACAAGGCCATTCCGCGACACCTTATGAATCCGGCACGTGTTCTGCTGGACGTGACGCAACCAGGTGCGCCCGCCCTGGTGCTGATCTACGACACGGGCCAACACGGCGCAAAACTGGTGTTGCGGATCAACTATCATCCCAAGAAGCTGAAGGGGGCGTTTAATGGCGTTCGGACGGCGCGGATGATGAACGATGGTGACATTGCAGGAATGCTGGGCTTACCCGGCTTTCATGAAGTGAAGGGATGAGGCCGGGTTGGAATCGAACCAACATACATTCGCCAAAGCGGCAAATTCGCTTGCCAATCGCGGTACACGGCCTCGCAGCGGAAAATAGGCATGATCAGCTTTGAAATCAACGTCACGGATGCAGATGGCAAGCTGGACGATCTGCAGGCACTGCTGGATGACCTGACGCCGGTGATGAACGACATCGGGCAATTTCTTGTCATGTCCACGCAAGACCGCATGGCTGAGGGCAAAAGTCCCGATGGCACGCCCTTTGCGCCCCGATCGCCGGTCACACTGGCGGCCTATGAACGACGCAAGCAGAAGCCCGGTGCGCATCCTTTGTGGCTGACCGGCACGATGCGCCGCGGGATCCACCATGCCTACGATCGCGACTCCGTGTCGGTTGGGTCTGGTGCGATTCAGGCCGCGGTGATGCAGTTCGGCGCGGCGCAGGGGGCGTTCGGCGCCTGGATGGGCAAAGACAAGCTGGGGCGCGATCACTTCCACCACCTGCCCTGGGGCACGATCCCGGCGCGGCCGTTTCTTGGGGTATCCCCCAGCGACGAAGACGGCATCATGGGGATCGTGACCGAGGCGCTTGAGGTGCTGCTTGCGCCTTGACCGGCTGGGAGCCCGCTGCAGTGACGCGATATCCGCGCACGGT